TAAAACCTTTCGAAATGTATAACATTTAGATATATGGGGGTGGGGTGGGGTGGGTGTCCTGCCCTCCCACTGTACAAACGTACACTACTGTATAAACGTACAGCAGATCAGCAACATAAGTAAAACTTATAATACTTTATACACTTCACAAATTATACAGGGAGCTTATATCACTTTATAAAGTTTGTGAATGATTCATCAGACTTATACAGCTTATAAAGATTGTGAATATCTAGTTAATGAGCCTGTAAAAGTTTGTAAAGTGTTCGCAATTTATAAAGTGTCATACAGTGTCATACTTCACACACTTCACAAAACTTATAACACTATATAACCTATGCTTATATTAGTCATCTCGTGTTAAAACCACCTCAAAAAACTGCTCTGTATCCCTTTGTTTATAAGGGGTTGTACATTTGTTTAAAAGTATGTTTCTATAAATCAAGTCAAGGCAATAACGCCAGATTTAAAACACTGTATATACATACAGAGGATTGAAAATATGAAAAATGTAACTAACCCAAAAGTAATCAATATCAAATTTGTAAACTGGATAATTGATTTCACTGCTGATGTAAAAGCTGAAACTGGAGAGGAAATCACTGATATTTCTTTTAAAGAAAGAGAGGATAGTATCAGAGGTAACACTTACAAATTTGGATTTGTTAAAGGACATATGGATTTTACACCTTGGACAAGCAGTATCTCTGCATATACTACAGAGAAAAGGGGTATGTTCGAGGGAGAAGAAATTACAGTTACCAAGGTCTATCACGTTAAAGATGGAGAGTTTGTGGTAGCCCGTAAAAGAATCTCTAGCTAACCCCACCACCGCTAACAAGCTCCTTAATTGGGGCTTTTGGTGGTATAAAATAACCATAACTTAATGAGGTAAAATATGGAGACTTATAATATTACAGTCAAATGTAAAACTGAAGAAGAAAGAGACATTGTTTTAGCTACACTTGATGAGGGTATTGCTAACGATCAAGTGGAAACGCTGATAAAACAAAACATTGTTTCTTATGGTCAAGATTCAAATGTTTATTTTTCTGAAAATGAAGAAGAACATTGGTCAGATAAAAAAAGAGTTATCATTTAACTTTAAGCACCACTAACAAAGCTCATTAATTTGGGCTTTAGGTGGTATAAACTCCGGTTAGCTTTTTAAAATACACAATAAGATAATCCGACCCTGTCCGATACTTTTCCAACTTCACAAATCTTACAACATCACAAATATTTATAATGCATTATACAAATTATCTATGGGAAATATATGTATTATTTAATACTACTGTATGAATATATACATAGCTCTCTGAAGCTCTGAGATGCTCACCACTGCATTTTTTAAGTTATCCTTACTCAGGTATTGACTAGCGTTTTAAATGCATTCTCTGAATGTCAATAGGTAAATTAAAAAAAGTACATTTATTTTTTAAGCTGTTGTATTTTGTTTGGTTTTAGTGTATGAGCTAGGGCTAAAATTTATTTTAATTATTTTTAATAATTCTATTGACATTTAAAATTGTTTCTATAATCTAGGTCTTAAGTAGTTAAGAAATTAATCTTAATCGAAACAGAGGGAATTAGAATTATGGATTTATCTATATTGAATAACTTACCTAAAGAATTACGAACAAAAATTCTAGACGGTATAATATTAAATGCCAATACTAAAGGGAGATCATTTGAAAAACAAAGTGAGAAAAATCAAAAGAGAATTTTGAAAAGAACCTTAAGAGATCATAACCTTAGTATGGATATGCACGGCAAGTGGTATAACTTAAGAGCTAATAATAAGAACGGCTTATTACCTACTCAAATGAGTTATATTAAAAGCTCTATCTTAAAGATGCCTGTTTATTTACAAGCTCATTATATAAGAGAAGAAGAAAAAAGAGCTTACTAATATTTAAACCTAGTCAAGTTTTAAAACTGACTACATTTATTTAAATGTAATTAATTGAAATTATTTTTAAATAAGTGTTGACATACTAAAAAGAGTATGAAATACTTATCTCAAGTAGTTAAGGAAACTTAATCGAAAAGGAAAAGGGAATAAGAGCAACGCCACGATTGAAAAGGTTGCCAATTTAGAGGGCAATATATGCTAACTATAAAAACGTTCGAAGATAAATATAACAGTAAAAAGAAATTCCATCATGTGAATTTACTTGGGCTGAGATTTAGAATTGCGAACAACGAAAGAGGACATCGAGTAAACGATAGTCTATTTTATAAAACGAATAGAGGTATTGTATTCAATGGTCTATCTAACAGGTACTTATGTTTAATTACTAAGTAACTTTAACAAGGGCTATGCAATAGTGTAGCCCACATTTTAAAAGAGGTATGATATGATAGTAATAACTGATTTACAGGGTGGTGATTGGGATGATTGGACATTCAAAAGTAAAAAAGACTTAAAGAATTTTTTACAATCAGAAAGCTGTAGTGCTAGTGGATATTCTGATCAAGAATATTACAAAGTAAATGCTGATGTAAGTTTAGATGAGTATTGTTGTATGTATCAGATTGAATATAAGGAGAACAAAAATGGGATATAAATTATTAAGTGTTAACAGCAATCCAAAGATTGATAAGAGTAACAAGGTATCAAAAAAGTATTGGTCATGTATCATGCACTTGCGACCAGTCAGCACAAAGATATGTCCATACCAAGACATAGCCGGTTGCAAAACAGGATGTCTGAATACTGCCGGATTGGGTGGAGTGTATCCGAGTATACAAAAAGCTAGGCAAAAGAAAACCGATCTATTCTTAGACGATCAAGCCGAGTTTATGAGGGTGTTAGTCAAGGACATACATACTTTTGTTCGAGCCTGTAACAGGAAGGACAAGCGACCAGCGATAAGATTAAACGGGACAAGTGATATACAATGGGAGTACATAGAGATTGATGGGTATGCTAACATATTTGAAATGTTTCCAGACATACAATTCTATGACTATACCAAGATACCAACGAGGAAGGTAGAACATATACCAAACTACCACTTGACATGGAGTTACAGCGAAGCCAACGACAAGTATGCAAGTTGGATTGATAGGGTAAAAGATAATATAGCAGTAGTCTTTAGGACAAAGGACTTGCCCGAAACATTCAAGGGGCGTGGGGTTATCAATGGAGACCTACACGATATGAGATTTCTAGACGAACCCAATAGCGTGGTTGGTCTGAAAGCAAAGGGACAAGCCAAGAAAGATAATTCAGGGTTTGTTATTGATGTGCTACAAATAGCGTAAGAATCAGACGACCTATAATGATATATAAACTAGGAGCAATCGTCCACAGCACCGGCAGTACCCAAAATAAATTAAGTATTGTTGAACCACAAAAGTAAAGGTGGGAAGGGTTGTTCAATGTCCCTAAAAACATTGACACTTTAAATAATAATATAGGAGGTGATGGCATGGAAACATTTAACATAACTGTAAAGTGTAAGACAGAAGAGGAGAGAGACTTAGTATTAGAACATCTGGAAAGAGCAATCTTACCATTAGAAATTGATGATCTAATTAAGCAAAAGATTGTTAGGTTTAGAGATGAACCTAATGTATACTTCTCTGCTAATGATGAAACTCATTGGGCAGATAAGAAACAAATAATAATATAGGAGAAATGATATGATGATATTGAATTACGAAAGTAAAAAACAAATGAAGGAACACATAGGTGAACCTTTGAAATACACAGAGACTTCTATGTTCGGTAACGAATATACAAGCGATGGTAGAATCACAGGGTGTAACAGACCACATGACCCTAGGGGTACAGGAACTCGTGAGTTCTTTGCAGGTGTTACAATGGTTAATGGTTTAATAGAAGGAGTAGAGTAATGTATGCAATAAAAGAAAGTAAACTAACAGACTTAGAAAAGTTAGAGGATAAGTTTGATGATATCATTCAAGACTTAAAAGAAAAAGTAGAAGAGTTGGAGTATACCAACGACAGGCAGATGTCTGAGATCGGAGACTTACAATCTGAATCAAGACTTGCTGAGTGTAGAATTGAAGAGTTACAACACGAAGTAAGCTCTTTAGAAACTAGAATAGAAAACATGGAGGACTAATATGGATGAAGAACTAAACAAGATAGTGGACACTTACTATGAGGATGCCCCTATCATAGACACAAACGAGGACAGCCTTGAGACATACAACGAGGT